AATGCCTAAGACGCGCTAAGGAGGGCTAAGGTTTTTTTAGATAGCACGAGACGCGCCCGGACAAAAGGAGTGGGACGAAGATGGCGCGAAAGACCGCGACTTATAAAGAGCTGCTGCAGATGGCTGAAGAATATGGCGTGCAAGACAACGCCTTATTTTTATCTGCGGCCAACAATTACCAGATTCAGAAAAAAATCATCGACCGGATCAGCGAAACCATAGAAAATGACGAAACGACTGTGGTAAAAGAATATGTCCGCGACCGGGAAAACATGCAGGCGCATCCGCTGATCAAGGAGCTGCCCAAGCACGTGGACTCCGCGAACAAATCCATCACCATGATGCTCAACATCATAACCCAGCTCGGAGAGCGCAAGACTGTCGGCGACAAGCTGAGCCTGTTTAACGATGGACAGTGACAACTGGCTGCTGACGTACTATCAGCAGATCCAGGACGGCACGGCCACCGTCGGAAAATGGATCCGGCTGCTGTATGAAAAAATCATCCAAGACCTTGAGGACAAGGTCTATTTTTATGACCACAAAAAGGCGACCCGCGCGATCCGCTTTATCGAGGGGTTCTGCCACCACTCCAAGGGAAAGCTGCGACCGCAGCTCGTAAAGCTGGAGCTGTGGCAAAAGGCGCTGATCTCCGCAATCTTCGGCCTGGTCAACGAAGACGGGCTCCGGCAGTACCGCGAGGTGTTTGTGCTCATGGGCCGCAAGTGCGGCAAAAGCCTGCTCGCCAGCGGCATCGCCGAGTACATGGTGTACGCCGACGGAGAACCCGGCGCGGACACATACTTTGTGGCCCCGAAGCTCGACCAAGCGGACATCGTCTGGGGATGCTTTTCCCAGTCGGTGCAGCTGGAGCCGGATCTGGATAAACTTACGCGCAAACGAAAAAATGACCTGTATGTTGCGGCAAGCAACACGCAGATCAAAAAGATACCCTTCGCGGAGAAAACTTCGGATGGTTTTAACCCGCACATGGCGGTATGCGACGAGATCGCAGCCTGGGCGGGCGAAGCGGGCCTGCGGCAATACGAGGTCATAACCTCGGCACTGGGTGCCCGCGAGCAGCCGCTGGTGCTGTCGATCACGACTGCGAACTACGTCAGTGAGGGGATATACGACGACCTGTATAAACGGTCGACAAGATTTTTACTTGGCAACAGCCGCGAAGCGCGCCTGCTGCCTTTTTTATACCAGATCGACGATCTGGGCAAGTGGGACGACATAAACGAGCTGAGAAAGAGCCTGCCCAACCTTGGCGTTTCCGTCTCGGTCAACTTTATCCTGGAAGAGATCGCCAAGGCAGAAGTCAGTCTGTCACAAAAGGCTGAATTCCTGACCAAGTATTGCGACATCAAACAGAACGCCTCGACGGCCTGGCTGTCGAGCCGCGATATCGGGAAGTCGTTCCCGCCGAACAACTTCATGCTGGAAGACTTCCGCGACTGCTACGCGCTGGGCGGCATCGACCTTAGTATGACGACAGACCTTACCGCGGCGGTCGTACTGATCGAGCGCGGCGGCATAATTTACTATTTTACGCGGTTTTTCCTCCCGCGGGAAAAGCTTGAAGAGGCCAGCTCCCGCGACGCGCTGCCCTACGACATCTACGTCAAGCGCGGGCTGCTTACTCTGTCCGGGGACAGCGTCGTGGACTACCACGACGTGTATAACTGGTTTGTCGAGCTGATCGAAAAATACCGGATTTATTGCCTGCAGATCGGCTATGACCGGTACACCGCGCAGTACCTTGTGCAGGACATGGAGACCTACGGGTTCCACATGGAAAAGGTTTCTCAAGGCAGCAACCTGACCGGCATAATCAACGACACCGAAGGGCTCATCAAGGAGGGCCGGTTGCAATGCGGCGACGATAACGACTTGATGAAAGCGCACTGGCTCGACGCCGCGCTCAAGATCGAAGACGAAACAAACCGGCGCAGGCTTATCAAAATCAGCAAAAACGCCCACGTCGACGGCGTTGCGGCTCTGCTCGACGCGATGTGCATGCGGCACAATCACTGGGAGGAGCTGCAGGGACAACTGCGAAACGAGGATTGAGATGGGACTTTTTGAAAAGCTATTCGGACGCAAAAGCCAGCAGGTCGCGCAGGCCGCCGGCAAGAGCGAAAGCTTCCAGACGCTGACCGCCTACCGTCCGGCCTTTACCAGCTGGAACGGCAAGATGTACGAGGACGCGCTGATCCGCGCGGTCGTGGACGCCATCGCGCGGCACATATCCAAGCTGCGCATCGAGCTGGTCGGCAGCGCGAAGCCGGAGCTCAAGGCGGCGATCAAACAGGGCGCGAACTCTATGCAGAGCACGTCCCAGATGCTCTACCGCGCCGCGACGATCCTTTTTCTGTGCAATAACCTGCCGATCGTGCCGGAGCTGGACGAGTTTGGGCGCACGGTGGGCTACTTCCCGGTGCTGCCTACGATGTGCGAGCTGGTGCAGTATGACGGCAATGTATACTTGCGCTATTCATTCTCCAACGGGCAGAAGGCCGCGATTGAGGGCACGCGATGCACGATCCTGACCCGGCACCAGTTCCGGGACGACGTGTTCGGCGAGGACAACAAGGCGCTCAACACGACGCTGGCGCTGCTTGACCTGCAGAAACAGGGCGTCGAAGAGGGCATCCGCAACAGCGCGACGTTCCGCTTTATGGCCCGGCTCGGCAACTTTGCGAAGCCGGAAGACCTTGCCAAGGAACGGCAGCGCTTCAACAAGGAAAACCTCCAGGGCGAAGGCAACGGCATCCTGCTGTTTCCGAACACCTACACCGACATCCAGCAGATCACGTCGAAGCCCTACAACATCGACCCGGAAGAGCTGAAAACAATTCAGAAAAACATCTTCGACTATTTCGGCTGCAATGAGAAGGTCGTGCAGAACACCGCCATCGGCGACGACTTGGACGCCTTTTTCGACGGCTGTATAGAGCCGTTTGCGATCCAGCTTTCCGAGGGGCTCACGCGCATGACGTACACACCCCACGAGATCGCCATGGGCAACAAGGTGCTGATCACGGCAAACCGCCTGCAGTATATGTCCACCGGCAACAAAATCGCCCTTGCCCAGCAGCTGGGCGACAGGGGCGTACTGATGATCGACGAGATCCGCGAACTGTTTAATTATGCGCCGCTGCCGGACGGCACCGGCCAGCACGCGCCCATCCGCGGCGAGTATTACTTTGCCGACCAGGGCAAGGAGGGAAACAATGGACAAGATTGAAAACAGGGCTTTTACCTTTGAGGTGCGGGCCGAGGAAAACGAAAAGCACGGGCACTTCCTGACGGGGGTGCCCATTGTATTCGGGCAGCGCACCGACCTGGGCTGGTATGACGAGATCATAGACCGCGGCGCGCTGGATCACACCGACCTGAAAGACGTGCGGTTCCTGATCGGACACGACATGAGCATGGTGCCGCTGGCCCGCAGCCGCAACAACAACGAAAACAGCACAATGCAAATGACCGTCGGCGACGAAGGCATGAGCATCCGCGTGGATTTGGACACCGAAAACAATCTGGACAGCAGGAAGCTTTATTCGGCGGTCGGGCGGGGCGACATCTCCGGAATGTCGTTTGCCTTTATCGTCGATGGCGATAGCTGGGACGACATCGACAGCGAGCACCCGACGCGCACGATCCGGTCTATCCGGCGCGTGTTTGAGGTGAGCGCGGTGGCCTTCCCGGCATACGAGGGCACGTCCCTCGAGGCCCGCTCGACAGACGGAGCGCCGGACGGCGCACACGTCTCGCTGGAGAGCGCAAGAGCGGCGGCAAAACAGCGGCAGGACGCCGAGAGGCGCGAAGCCGCAATCAAATCTCTCGAAAAATGGAGAACACGCACATGAACGAGAAGATCAACGCTATGAGCCTTAGCGAGCTCGAAGCCAGGGCCGCGGAGATCGACGGCACCGAGCTGTCCGCACTGAACGTGGACGAGATCACGGCCCTCAACGAGGAGCGCACAGCCATCGCCGGCAAGCTGGCGGAGCTGCGTCTGCTCGCCGCCCGCGAGGCGGAGAAGCGCGACAAGGTCGCAAACAACAACAACTTAGGAGGCAAGAAAATGCCCAACAACGAAGAAGAGAAGCGCGTTTACACGCTGAGCTCTCCCGAGTACCGCACTGCGTTTTTCAAACTGCTGCAGTCCCGGGAAGCTGACAGAAGCGACGTCGCCTGGACGAAAGAAGAGCGCGACGCCTACGTAACCGTCACCACCGACAGCACCAACCACACCGGCTACCTGCTCCCCACCGAGACCATGAACCAGATCTGGGACATGATCGATGAGCAGCACAGCATCCTCGGCGACATCGAAATGTACCGCAACACCGGCTGCTCCCTTGAGTTCCCCAAGAGGGTGTCCATCTCCCAGGGCGACGCAACCACCAAGAACGAGAACCAGGCCAACGACGACGAGAAGAACGTCTGGGGCCAGCTGGTTCTTGGCGGCAAGGACTTCACGAAGCACATCGACATCAGCTACAAGATGATGAAGATGAGCATCCCCGCGTTTGAGCAGTACATCGTCAACGAGATCGCCGAACGCCTGGGCTCCGCTCTCGCGTCCGACGTTATCACCACGATCGGCAGCGGCTACGACAGCACCTACAACACCGTCGAGACCAGCGCCGTGGGCGTCGTCGCCTACAGGGATCTCGCCGTGCTGCTGTCCAAGCTGGGCAACCGCGTCGGCAATGCCGTGTTCTACGCCTCCACCGCCACCATCTATGAGCAGCTGGTCGGCATGGTGGACACCACCGGCCGCCCCATCTTCCAGCCCAGCGCACAGGCGAGCGAGGAAGGCATCCTGGTCGGCAAGGCGGTCAAGGCCGAGGACGCCATCACGGACGGTGTCATCTGGGTCGGCTATCCCAAGCAGATCAAGGGCAACATGGTGCAGGACATCATGATTGAGAACGATAAGAACATCAAGGTGCACACCTACACCTACGCCGGTTACTGCTGCTTCCAGTGCGGCCTGATCGCGCCCGACGCCTTCGCCAAGTTGACTCTCAAGGAGTCGAACGGCGAGACCTGATCCCAACAGCTATAAGCCGCGCCCCATCCTCGCGGCTGGCAGTGCGCGGCGGGCCCACTCCTTCCCGCCGCTCACTTTAGGAGGTAAACAATGTTACTTGACGCTGTAAAGATGTCGATCCCGGTATCGACGTCAGCCTACGACCTGATCGTCGCGCAACTCATCGACGCGGCGGTCAGCGATCTTGCGATCGCGGGCATCCCGGTCGAGGGCGTTAACGTGGAAGTGACCTATCCAGGTAACGGACAAATCCGGGTCACGGACACCAGCACGCTCACGGATCCGGCGCTCGTGCGCGCGATCTGCGCTTTCGTCCGCGCGAACTTCGGTTCGCCCGACGACTACGACAGGCTCAAGGCCTGTTATGACGAAAACAAAGCGCAGCTGCAGACCGCCACCGGCTACGGCATGGAGGACGACGATGTACAGGGCTGACGCGATAACCCTGCTGAGCGAGTACCCGCAGGCGCACGGCATGTTCGACCCGGTGACCTCCACGGGACGGCAGGTGCTCTGCGAGGTAAAGAGCGTCGGGATGAACGAGGTCTACACCGCCATGAGCGAGGGCCTGCATCCCGAGTTCCGCTTCCTGCTTCGCGTGGCCGAGGACTACGCGGACGAGGGTTTTTTGGAGTATCGCGGGACGCCGTACCGCATCGTGCGCACGTACATGAGCGGCGACGGCATCGAGCTGTACGCGGAGAGGGTGACCGGCAATGTATGATGAGCTTTTACAGGCTTTGAAACTGACCGGCATCCCCACCGCCGAAGGGGACTGGGACAGGGCACCCCAGGAGGGGAGCTACATGGTGCTGCGGCTGGACTATGAGGCCTCAGCGCTCTGGGCGGACAATCACCAGCGCCAGCAGGCGCTGGAGGGAAGCGTCCACCTGTTCCTGCGCAGCGGCGACAAGTACGATTTCAGGCAGATACAGGGAATCTTCGACGCACTGGAGATCAGCTGGCGGCTCGCCGCCACCCTGTACGAGCCGCGCAACCACACCGTGCACTACGAGTGGGCGATCCAGCTGGAGGTGCTGTAGTATGCGCTCTATGCAGATCACCGGTCTGGACGAACTGACAGAGGAGCTCACGCAGGCCGCGGAGCACGCGCAGGGCATCGCCAAGGCATCCCTTTACGAGGGGGCCGGGGTCATGGCCAACGCGATGCACGCGGCGCTTAACCAGATCAAAACCGAGCCTTTTCGCTACGTGCCGGAAGGCGGGACGAAACGCCTGCCCTCTCCGGAAGAAAAGGCCGCGGTGCTGGCTGCCCGCTTCGGCGTGGCCAAACACGGCGGCAGCGGCGCGGAAGTCAATACCGTGGTGGGCATAGCGGGCAGTGGCTATGTGCATCTGGTCGGTAAGGATGTTCCGGCTGCCGAGGTGCTTCGGGCTATCCAGAGCGGCACGAGCTTTATGCAGGCGCAGCCCGTAGTGCGTAAGGCCATCAACGGCGCAAAGGGCGCGGCGGCGGCAAAGATCGCCGCCGAGGCCGAGGCGCGTTTGCAGAAAATATTCAACGACTGAGAGGAACAACATCATGGCAAAAATCGGCATGAAGTACCCCGTCTATGCGCCGTTTTCCACGGCGCATTCGCCCGGGTCTGCGATTTCGTATTCCACCGGCGCGCAGCTTTGCCATGCGATCAGCGCGGATGTGACGATCAACCGTCGCGACAATCCGCTCTACGGCGACGATACCAAAATCGAAAACGACAAGGGCATCACCGATTACTCCATCACCTTTACCGGCGACGACCTGCCCGCGACCGCGTGGACTGCGCTGCTGGGCGAGACCGCGATCTCCAACACGGCGACTCCGCCTGCGGTGACCCACTACGAGGTCAACGACGAAAACCCGCCCTACGTGGGTTTCGGCTACTACCGCGTGCTGATGGTGGACAACGTCAAGTATTACGAAGCGTTCTGGTTCCACCAGGTACAGTTTGCGAAAGCGGACGAAAGCGCCACGACCAAAAACGAGCAGATCGACTGGGGCACGTACCAGATCAACGGCACCGGCTTCGGCGTGGAGCTGGACAGCTCCGGCACCGTGCACATGTACGACCACATGAAGTTCGATACCGAGGCGAACGCCATCGCGTGGATCAAGGCCCGCGCCGGCATCACCTGACGCATCAGAGAATCAGCCCCCGGCCCGTCCGGGGGCTTTTAAAGGAGTGGAACAAATGACAGAGCTTACGATCGGCAAACGGAAGATCCCGCTGGTGTTTGACATGGACAGCTGGATCGAGATCGAAGAAAACGTCTGCGCGCTGAGCAGGCTGAATGAAGTAGTGGATCAGCACAACATGCAGGGGCGCAAGAGCGATATGCTGCGCTCCCTGGTGGCCATGGTGCGCATCATGGGCAACGAAGGCCTGGAGCTGGACGGCCAGCCCAAAGATTTGACGGACGAGTGGCTCAAAAAGAACATCCGCCCGGGGCAAATGCTCGACATTAAGGTCGCCGTGATCACGGAGATCGACAAAGGCATGCGCCTGGAAACCGTCGAGCACAAGGAAAACGAGGAGCGAGACCTCGTGCTGGAAGAAATCAATAAAAAAAAACGAGAAGAAACTGACCCCGCGTAACGTCAGCATTTACGGACTGATCGCGGGCATTAAATACACGGAAGGCCGCAAGCTTGCGCCGGGCTACATCCTCGACGCCTTTTTGATGCGGCACAAATACGACGCCTCCCACCGGGGTCTGTAAAGGGGTGAGCAAATGGCAGCCGACGTCGGCGTAAAACTCAATGTGAGCGGCATCGCGGGCTTTAAGTCCTCGATGAACCAGGCGAAAAGCTCGGTCAAGGCGCTCGACGCGGAGCTGAAACTGAACGCCGCGCAGTACAGGGCCAGCGGCGACGCCGAAGAATATATGGCGGGCCGCTCCCGCATCCTGTCGGAGCAGATCAAGGCGCAGGAGGACGTCGTCAACAACTGCGAAAAGGCCCTCGAGACCATGGCGAGCAGGGCGTGGACAAGGCGTCCACCGCCTACACCCAGATGCAGGCCGCCCTCGCCAAGGCCAAGACCGACCTGCTGGGCATGCAGCAGGCCGCGGGGGAGACGGGCGAAGAGCTGCAAAAGGTCGCCGACAGCGGCGACTCCGCGGCGGACAGCCTCAAGTCCATCGACAAGGGCATTAAATTCCAGAACGTCACGTCCTCGCTGGAAAAGGTCGAGGGCGTGCTTAAAAACATACTCAAAAAGGCCGTGGACATCGGCACGACCATCTGGGACTGGGGCAAGGACGCGTCGGAGTGGGCGGACACGCTGATCACGGACGCGACCAAGTACGGCATGGATGTGGAAACGCTGCAGCGTTGGCAGGCCGCGGCAGACGCTATTGACACGTCTGTCGAAGACATCATCAAGGCCAACGACAAGCTGATGAAGTCTTACGGCGGCGAGAAAACCGGCGTCGCGCTGATCACCACGGAGATGGGACAGTACGGCATCGCGATCAAAGACGCCAACGGCCAGATGCGCGACCAGATGGATGTGTTCTGGGATTTTATCGACGTGATCCGAAACGTCGAGAGCGAAACCGAACGCAACGCTTTGGCGCAGGAGATCTTCGGGAAAAGCTATCGGGATTTGCTTCCGCTGATCGAAAAAGGCCGCGACGGCTGGGAAGAAGCCTCCAGCGCGGCCAGCTACGTCACCGAAGAAAACGTCAACAAACTGGGAGAGCTGAACGATAAGCTCAACGAGCTCGACCAGAAGTGGCAAACCACGAAAATGACGCTGCTTGCCAATCTGGCCCCGGCGTTTGAAAAGATCGCCGACGCGCTGGAGCACATGATGGATCTGCTGGGCGACTGGGCCGCGTCCGACGAGGGCCAGGCCACGATTACCAAGCTCGGCGAAGCCGTGGCGAACCTGATAACCGACTTCGCCAACGGCGGATTCGAAAAGATGTTCGAGGGAGCGACCGGTGCCCTGGAAAAGATCGCGGACTTTCTGAGCAAAATCACCAGCGGCGAGATCCTGGACGGCATCAAGAAGATCGCCGAGGCGTTCCTCGCGATCAAGTTCTCCGAAGCGTTCCTGCGCGGGGCCAACCTGCTGCGCTCCTTCGGGTTCGGCGGCAGCGGCACGAGCGCCGGTGCGGCGGGAGCGGCGGGAGCTTCCGCGACGAGCAGCGCGGCGACGACGGCGGCTTATTCCACGCCGCTGTGGCTGCGCCTCGGACGCGGCTTCGGCACGGGCTTGTTGGTCGATTCACTGGGCAACATCCTCAACCAGAGCGGCAGCGAAAGCGCCGCCTGGGGCACGGCAGCCGGCGTCGGCGCACTGATCAATCCCTTCCTGGGCGCAGGCATCGGCGCGCTCGACATGCTGGTCGGCGGACATACTGCAAACGACGAAGCCGTGCAAAGATATGCAGAGCTCGGCACAAATGTAAAAAAATACAAAGGTTATTATGCGGAAGACTGGCGGGGCGGACATTTCACCCTGCAGGATCTGCCGAATAATGACGTGGGCCTGGAATATGACTGGGAGTTAAAACCAAACTTGTACACCGGCGAAGTCGCCCAGCGCCTTGCCAAGGTCATGGGCGAAGGTTTTATGTCGGACGATGTGGCGCAAGCTTATTACAACATGAACAGATACGGTTACGGCCCGGACATGCCGATCTATCAGCTGTATAAAACGCAATCGCAGTGGAACGACGGCATCCTCGCCTGGATGGACGCCGAGGGCAATATGTACACCCAGTACATAGAGGACATCAACGGGTGGCTGGACGAAATGGAAGCCGCGGTGGACGAGTACGAAAAAGCCCTCGAAGAGCAGCAGGAAGCGGAAAAGACAGGCGCTACCGTCACCGAGAGCATAACAGAGGGCGCGAGCGAGGCCGCCGAGGACGCGGGCACCAGCGTCGCCGAAAGCCTGTACGAGGGCGCGGAAGCGAAGATCGAGGACATCTTCGCCGTCGGCGAGCAGCTGGCCGCGGCCATGGCCGAGGGCATCATGGCAAACCTCGCCGCGGCGTACAATGCCGGCGCGGCGCTCGCCGGGGCGTTTGCCCAGGGCGCGGGCGGAGGCGGCGGATCCTCGTCTACCAGCTACAACTCGTCCTACGTGGGCGAGGTCAACTTCTACGGTTCCGGCTCGCCCGCGGAGATCGCGGCGGCCTACAATGAATTTACCCAGCAGACCCGGGCGGGCTATGGAGGATAAATGTTCTCTTACTTTGTGTTTAACGGCGTGAACAGCCGCGACATGGGCATCTACCTGCAGGGCCCGGCCCCGATCATGCGCGGCAAGGAGCGCGTGATCCAGCAGACGGTGCTGGGCCGTGCCGGCGCGCTCACGCTGACCGAAGGCGACGACGTGTACGAGCCCTACACGCAGCAGCTGGTGCTCCGCGCCCATGAGCCGGTGAACAGCATATCCGCGTGGCTGCGGGGAGACGGCCAGGTTACCTTCTCGGGCGAACCCGAGCTCGTGCAGGAGGCGCGGGTCATCAACCAGACCCAGTTCAAGCGGATCAGTCCCCACCTCAAATGGTGGGAGGGGACGGTGCAGTTCCTTTGCCAGCCCCTGAAAGCGCTGCGCCACGAGCCGGAATACATGATCGCGTCGGGCGATACGCTCACCAATCTGGGCGACGTCGCCGAGAAGCCGATCCTGACCTTCGCCGGCGCGTACGGGACGTTCCTCGTCTCCGTGGGCACGCAGACGCTTGCGATCACCAACCTGCCCGCCGAAAAGGGCGGCGTCGTGGTGGACTGCGGCGCGAACATGGTCTTGTCCTACGATAAGACCGAGCTGCTCACCAATCTGAGCGCGGGAGACTTCCCCGTCCTGCCCCGCGGCAGGTCGTCGCTCAGCTTTACCGCCGGCGCGAACAGCAGCTGCGGCACGGTCACCATCGGGAGGCGGCAGCGATGGCTCTGATCAGCGTCTACGGCATCAACGACTTCGATTATGAATCCAACGGCGCGGCGATCCTTTCCCCGCTCAAGGCCAGCGTGGTCGAGGAGGCGGGCGGGCGCTACGAGATGAGCCTGGAGCACCCGGTGGACGCGCGGGGCGTGTGGACGCTGCTGGTGCCCGGGAACATCCTCAAAGCCTCAGTGCCCGCCACGGACATTGAGAGCGCGATCACCGGCGAGAACGTGGACGTTTGGCGGGTCAAAAGCGCTGCGGCCACGGTGTACGCCAAGCCGGTCGCGCCGCAAAGGATCACCTACCAGGCGTGGAACATTAATTCCATAGAATGGCTGATAGACGCTCATGTCCTTTGGCCGGACGATCCGTATCTAAAAGCCGGCGCTAAGTGGACATACAACGACCAAAACTATGAGGTCACGACAGCAATCTGGACACCCGCCGCCATGCGCATCCCGCCGCCCCAGAATCCGGGAGCCTGGAAAAAGATCGCAAACTATACTGCCGGTTCGGCAGAGCTGACGAAGCTTGCACCCGGGACGGAGTTTTACCTGGTCAGCGAGTACAGCGCGAGCTGGCTGTATATCCAGACAAACAAGGGCATCCTCGGCTACGTGCAGAAGAGCTATTGCGAATATGTTCGCACTGAAACGGTGGAGCCAATCGAGGCCAGGAGCGTCCGGACGCAGCTTTTCCGCATCTATGAGGCGACCGCGGACGGGGCCAAAAGGGCGGTCTCCGTCAAGGCGCGGCACGTCTCCTACGACCTCAGCGGCAACCTGATCCGAGACTGCTCCGTCAGCGGTGCGGACGCCGCAACGACGCTCAGCCGCATTCGCGCGGCGCTGCTGTTTGATGAGGAGTGCACGCTGGCTACGAACCTGAGCGAGGACGACGGCACCTACAGCGGGGACTTTTCGTGGAAAAACCCGATAAACGCCTTGCTGGATCCGGACGTGGGGCTGGTCAGCGCCTTCCGCGCGCGCTGCGTCCGCGACAACTGGGACATATTCCTCGAGAAAAACACGCCCGTAGACCGGGGCATCCGGCTTCGGCGGGGCTCGAACCTGACCGGCGTCAGCTGGAAGCAGGACACAAGCAAGTTGATCAACCGCGTGGTGCCGGTCGCCCAGAAGGCCAACGGCACGGAGCTGCTGCTGGAGGACACGTGGGTAGACAGCCCGGTGCTGGACACCTACCCGGTGATCATCACCGAATACCTCAAAGTGCAGGGCAAGGTCGGCGGCCCGGACGAGAGCGAGGGCACCTGGACGGAAGCCTCGCTTCGGGAGCACATGCGTGCAAAAGCGGAGCAGCGCTTCTCCGTCGACAACGTGGACAAACCCATCGTGGAGGTCACGGTGCAGTTTATCCTGCTGGGCAATACCGCGGAGTACCGGCAGTATAAAGAGCTGGAGCGCGTGTGCATGTACGACACGGTGCGCGCGATCGACCC